CCTGCGTACCAAGGCCCTCCGTCGAGATACCTGACGTTCTTTGGACTCCTCATCCATTGGACTCATGGACGACGAAATATTGGCGCATTTCCGAAAGTTAAAGACTTACGGTCCGAACGGACCAGTTGGAAGTGAAGCTGAGCACGTGTGCAGAGTAGCCAACTCGCTATTGTACCGTCTATACGTGACTGTGAAGAAGGCATTGGACGAGCGCGCCATTAAGGTCGCAGCACTAACCCTGTGCCAACTGAGTCAAGCAAGATGGGATTGCGAGCGTGGATGAAAGCAGCGTTGGGATTTGATTCCCAGACTCAGGTCACGCTACGTACTGAAGGCCTAGCTGCACGGCTGTTGGTCTCGCGAGAGATCGATGCCATTTATGAGACGTATGAGGACGAACAGCTGTTTGATTATAAATCAGCTGCGCGGTGCGTCGATGTGGAGCAGATTGTGCCCGACGATTACGGAGTGGTGAGAAGTGAGAAACAGGCGGGCAAGGAAGCCCACAGACTCTTGGACGACTGGTGGTTTGGCGTACACATCGAGCGTGAGCTCTTCGTGGAAGACACCCCTGAGGACAAACATGAGGCTGGGTGGGGTGCTCTGCCGCCGAAAGGGAGTCGCCCGGCCACTACGAGCGGTGACAGCCGTATGGCAACAAGAAGCACGACTTCAGTCGAGCCCTCCATGAACGGGCCGTATCTAGTGCGATCGCGCCCGATGGGTGAGAAGTGTCGCATTGTTCGGCTAGCTGCGGCTCACGCCAAGGCTAAGGTAGGCTTGCCCAAAATGACCGACGCCAATTTGCAGGTGGTGGGGCGTGTCATTCGGGATTTTCTGAAGGAGAAGAAAGTGCGTGATTCCCACATCAACGTGATTACCCCACTGGCTACCGCGCTAACATTCATTCCGTCGAGGAGTGACATTGAGGCGCGTGAGGTGCTGGCTTCGGGGGCAGCACTAAAGATGATGGATGACTACTCGGCGGCGTATTATTCGTATGCGTCGTTTGAGTGGCGGAAGCCTTCCACCTGGTTCGGCCGGCAATATGCCCGGCCGTTTTCGGGGTAGGGGGGCCTGTACGTGCACAGCGGTTTGACCACTAGCATATCGAAAGATGTGCCGTGGGCCGACTTGGAGGTTGTGCACGTGGCAGGTCCGCTGAGGAAGAGGAGGATATGGCAGGTTAGTGGTCTGAGCCCATGTGTTGAATTTGGGGTACATGACAACTCTCTTGTCAATCTGTTGCGTGGGGTCCGAGAGCGGGTGTTTGCTGTCGAGGAAAACGGTGAGCTTGTCATGCCACCGAGACCTGACCCCGGGATCTACAGGGAGGAGCTCGCGCCCTTTGCGCAGCTGCTAATGAAACGTGTGCGTGTAACCACCCCGTGGACTTACGATCAGTTCGTGAGTACTTACGTTGGTCGACGCCGCACAATTTATGACGCAGCAGTGCTTAGCTTGGCAATGAGGCCGGTTGACATCCGGGACGCGTATAGCTCCGCATTCCTGAAAGCTGAGAAGATTCCATTCTATCTCAAGCCAGATCCTGCACCGCGGTTGATTCACCCAAGGACACCGCGGTATAATGCAGCAGTAGGGATTTTCATCAAGAAGATCGAGCATGAGGTCTATCACAATGTGAACAAGGTTTGGGCGGGCGTGAGCCCGACCATTCTGAAAGGCTACAACGCCAGCCAAGTGGGAGCACATATGGCAGCGAAGTGGCACCGCTTCAAAGATCCGGTGGCAATTGGACTCGACGCGTCAAGGTTTGACCAACACGTGAGTCTAGAAGCCCTGGAGTGGGAACACGCTTGTTATCGGGCTTACTTCCAAGGCGACGACGCCAAGACCCTGGACCGGCTGCTATCAATGCAGTTGGAAACCAAGGTTTTCGCGCGATGCCCTGAGGGAACCGTGAAGTACAAGGTGACCGGAATGCGGTTCAGTGGAGACATGAATACTGGTCTGGGCAATTGCCTGTTGATGTCAGGTATGGTTTGGTGCTGGGCTCACAAACAAGGTGTGGATTGTGAGCTAGCGAACAATGGAGACGATTGTGTTGTCTTCATGGAACGCACAGACTTAGCCAAATGGCACAACGCTGGGATGAAGATATGGTTCCGCAGTTTGGGGTTCACAATGAAGGTCGAAGAGCCCGTGTATGTGTTGGAGAAGGTGGAATTTTGCCAGTCGTTCCCGTTGCAAATCGGGGGCAGCTGGCTGATGGTGCGCAAGCACCGCCACGCTCTAGCCAAGGATTGCATCAGCATTAAACCGCTGGACAACCCCGGAGTATTCGACAAGTGGCGCCACGCCATAGGCGAGGCTGGGCTATCGCTCACTGGCGGAGTACCCGTCCAGCAGAGCTTCTACGCGGCTATGAAACGCGGAGTCAAAGGCAAAGCCCTGAAGAACGATTTGACCCTGGACACAGGGTTCATGAGATTCGCTCAGGGTATGGACCGGAAGACGACGCATATCACCGCGGAGAGCCGAGTTTCGTATTGGTTGGCGTTTAACGTGACCCCCGACGAGCAAGAAGCGCTCGAGGCTTATTATGACGCACAAACACCAGTGTGGTCAGAGCCTATTGCGAATGGGTACATTACAGTGCCCACGATTTGGACCTGAGCGCCCGGACACCCTAATCCGTGCAAAGCATCATTTTCCCATTGACCAACATGGTTAAGAAGGCAGGTAAGCGGGCTAAGAACCCGAAGAACGGCAAGGCTAAGCCAAAGCAACGACGTGCTGGGGGCAAGATGTTTAGCCCCTACTCGTCGTATCTGAGGCTGCTAGCGGACCCGTGTGGTGGTGCCATTGTTCATCCCCCCTACCAGGGGATGGACTCTGGCTACCTTATTCGCACTCGTCTGAATTTTGCAGCCCCAGCCGGCACCGGTACAGGTACCACGAACAATGTTATGGTTCAGTGGACTCCTGCTGGGGCCGCGGCCAACGGTCTGGTCTACCGCGCGACGGGCGATACCGTTTACACCACTCTTGCGAAGGCAGATTTTCTGACCTCTGGGGTGGTGTCCAAGGCGAGGCCGGTGGCCTCATGCCTAAAGTGGATTCCCACTGGACCTGTGACTTCTCGTCAGGGGGTAGTAGGTATGTCGTATTCTACTGGCGCAATGTTCACCGCAGGCGCTACGACTACTGGCGCGGGTAGTTTGATTGAAGCTCTCGCCAATTGCAATGTGTTGGCATCCAATGGCTCCGTACCCCACGAAGTTAAATGGCTGCCGACGCTTGCTGACGAGATTTACACAAACCCCAATGCTAGTGTGGCGACTGAGGTGAGCGGCGGTTCCATCTTTATGGTACTGTCAGGGGTGGATTCCACTTCTGGTGTGCCGAACGGATACTTCGAGGCCACTACTGTGTACGAGTGGACGCCAGCAAACAACCAGGGTGCATCTCCTTCAGTTAGTCTGCCTGCGGCGTACTCGGTTAAGGACGCGCTGAACGGCATTCGTGATGTCGGTCAGTTCCTCTTTGGCGATTCGAGTGCGTCTATTGGCAAGGCTATGCTGCGAGTTACCGGCAACATGCTGGGCACTACGATGTTGACTGGGGCCACGTACATGGCGGGTCGTCGCGGCGGTATGTTGCAGAACTCAATTTAGAGTTTTGAACCGCCAATTTCTTGGGAGTAAAATATACAAAATGAAAATACAACACCATCACCTTGGGCGCGTGGACGACCACGAAACATTGTCGACGGTGCACATCTGTTGTGGTAAGGAAAACCAACGTTATTTTGCGGCTAGGAACCGCATGAAAACGTTACGGGAATCTATCCGAAGAACTGAGCAGAGCATCGGGGTTGCGTACACCTCCACTGTGAAAACAGTGGGGGGGGCCATTAAGTACAGCAATTCGCGGGTAATCAACCCCGCATACACTCCAAGGTATTAATACCACCTCCCTCTTTGAGGGGC